GAATTAACCAGTTCTAATTTTGGTAATTCAAGAGGTATACAAACATCTGTAAAAGATTTTGTAAACAGATCTATATCTGATATAATTAATTCAGAACTTAACTGGCCCTTTACAAGAGCAGAGGGTTCATTAGATCTTACATCTGGAAAACAGTTATACGCATTTGCAACTGTAGCATCAACTTTAAAATATCTTGATTATGATACTGTGTTTTTACAACCAAAAGATTACATTACAAATGGTGATTATGAAGTTTCTGGGTCAGCATCTATAACTGGTTGGACAACTGTGTCAGGAACTCCTGCTGCAAGTTCTAAATTTGGTAACACGTTAAAATTAACAAGTGCATCAGTTACACAAGAAATATCAGATTTAATTGTAGGTAAAACATATGAAGTTATAGTTAAGCTTACAGGAGCAACTATAACAGCAACTATTGGAACATCATCTGGAGGTTCACAAACTAAATCACAAACTATAACTATAAGTAATGCAAATGAATCATCATATACCAGTTTTACTTTTGATGCTACAGCAGTAACACATTTTGTTACATTAGCAGAGGGTTCAGGATCTAATGCATTTATAGGATTTATAAGTCTTACAGAAAACGATGTAAACCCAAAAAGATTACGATATTTAACTTATGAAGAGTGGAACGATAATTTTAGAGAAATAGATTCTGCATCGTCTACAGATAAATTAGGTGAGCCTGAGTATGTATACACTACGTACAATGATGAGATAGGATTTAGTCCAATACCAGATAGTGACAACTTATCTATAAAGTTTGATTACTATACTACACATACAGATTTATCTAGTGCTACAGACACCTCTATCATACCTGCTAGATTTGAACCAGTAATAATTGCACGTGCAAGATATTACGCTTTTATGTTGCGTTCTGATTTACAAAATGCACAGTTTGCAAACAAAGAATATCAAGATGGTGTTAAGAGAATGAGAGTTGAACTCATTAACAGAAAAAATTATGTGAGGGCTGTGTAGATGCCTGACTTGTCTCAAACACAACCATTTGCATTTACTTGTGAAGGTGGGCTTGTTAAAAGTAGATCTACATTTATTATGAAACCCGGACAGGCGTTAGAGCTATTAAACTTTGAACCTGATATAAAAGGGGGGTATAGAAGAATAAATGGCTTTAGAAAACATATAAATCATATTGTGCCACAAACATCAGCTAGCACTGAAAAAATTTTAATGGTAGCCTTTTTTAATGATAACATATTAGCTGCACGTGGAGAAAAAATATTTAGTTCAGCATCAACTGAATTATCTTTAAAAATTTTACAAGCAACTGGAATGACAGGATCTGGAACTATAACAGTTGACAGCACATCAGGATTTAGTTCTAGTGGTACATTACAAATTAATTCTGAGATATTTACGTATACAGGAAAAACAAGTACAACGTTTACAGGAGTAACACGAGCAACAAATTCAACATCTGCTGCGGCACATGCTGTAGACGATGCAGTATCTGAAAGTTGGACAGAAAGAGATACAGGCAGAACAAGTGCAAGTAAATATACTTTTGAACGATTTAACTTTGATGGCAACGATAAGATAATCGTAACGGATGGCACAAATGATCCAACGGTATTCAATACTTCTTTAGCAGCTACAGATGTTACGGAATCAAGTGTTGAGGGTGCAAAGTTTGTAACAGCCTTTAAAAGTCACATGTTTTATGCTGGCATGTCTAGCACACCACAAGAATTAGTGTTTAGTCAACCTTTTGATGAAGATGCATTTAATAGTGGTAGTGGTGCAGGAAGTATTAAAATAGATGATACTATTGTAGGCATGAAAGCTTTCCGTAATGATTTATTTGTATTTTGTGAAAATAGAATATTTAAACTATCAGGAACTTCGTCAAGCGATTTTGCGATAACACCTGTAACAAGAAACATTGGTTGTGTAAACGGAGACACAATACAGGAATTTGCAGGTGACTTAATATTCTTAGGACCTGATGGATTACGTACAGTTGCAGGTACAGCAAGAATTGGTGACGTTGAACTTGGAACTATTAGTGCAAATGTACAATCTATCTTTGACGATAATCTTGTTGATTCTGCTTTGTTTGAGTCCGTTGTTATACCTGATAAGACACAATACAGAATATTCTTTTCTAAAACAGGAACATCTGAAGATAGCACAAAAGGTGTTATCTGTGTTATGAAAGGACAAACTTTTGAATTTTCTGAGTTAAGAGGTATAAAACCCTCTGCAACTGATACTTTTGTTGAAGAAGGTAATGTGTTAGTTTTACATGGGGGATTTGATGGGTACATACATAGACAAGAAAAAGGTGATGACTTTGATGGAACATCCATATCAGGTCGATATAGAAGTCCTGACTTAACATTTAATGATCCGGGCATACGAAAACACATGCAACGTGTTATATTAAACTATGAACCAGAGTCAGCTATTAACGCTGATATGTTTGTGCGATATGATTATGAAGATAAAAATTCAGCAAGACCTGCTGCATATCCACTTGATTCTACAGATGTGGTTGCAATATATGGAACATCAGTATATGGCACACCAACTTACGGTGGTACATCACAGCCACTTGTAAGACAACCAGTAGAAGGTTCAGGATTTGCAGTAGCATTACGAATAAACGACAACGCAACAACAGCACCATATTCACTGAAAGGATTTGGTCTAGAATATCAAGTAGGGGCAAGAAGATAAATGGGAGCAACGTATACACGACAGTCATCTTATACTGACGGTGACGTAATCACAGCAGCACATACCAATGATGAGTTTGACCAACTATTAGCAGCTTTTCAAGCAAGCAGTGGACACACACATGATGGTACTGCAAACGAAGGTGGTCCTATAACTAAGTTATTGGGCAACACACTAACCTTTGGTGCAGGAACTGCAGGAACAGATATAACAATAACATTTGATGGTGAGACATCAGATGGTGTTCTCAAATGGATGGAAGATGAAGATTACTTTGAGTTTTCTGATGATATACTTGTAGCATCTACAGAAAAACTACAGTTCCGTGACACAGCCATATATATTAATTCATCCACAGATGGACAGTTAGATTTAGTTGCAGACACAGAAATACAGATTGCGGCCACAACTGTTGATATAAATGGTAATGTTGATATATCAGGAACACTTACAATAGGTAGTGCAGGTATATCTGAAGCAGAACTAGAAATACTTGATGGTGCTAATGTTACAACTACCGAACTAAACATATTAGATGGTGATACATCTATAGGAACAACTGCTGTATCTGATGGACATGGTATTGTAATGAATCATGGTGGCACTATGGCACAAACTACAGTGCAAACTTTAGCTGCCTATCTTGATGATGAAATTACTGCAATGCCAAATCTCGTTACAACTGCTGCAACGACTGTTGGTGCATTAAACAGTGGTTCAATAACAAGTGGCTTTGGTTCTATTGATAATGGTTCGTCTGCTATAACAACCACAGGCACAATTACATACGGTAGTTTATCTGATGGTTCAATAACTATTACAGCATTTGTAGACGAAGATAATATGGCTTCTAACAGTGCTACTCTTGTACCTACACAGCAGTCTGTAAAAGCTTATGTTGACACACAATTAACTGCAGAAGATTTAGATGTAACCACTGACAGTGGCACTATCGATATTGATTTGGATAGTGAGACATTAACTATTGCAGGTGGTGAAGGTATAGACACATCAGCAACAGGAACTACTGTTACTATTGCAGGGGAAGATGCAAGTACATCTAACAAAGGTGTAGCATCATTTAGTGATACATTCTTTTCTGTATCCAGTGGTGCAGTAAGTTTAGATGCAGCACAGACAGGGATTACCTCTGTAGTAAATTCAAGTTTAGAATTAGGTAGAGATGCAGATAATAGAATTAAATTTGGAACAGATAATCAAATTATTTTTGAAGTTGATGGTGGTGATAACGTAATATTTAAAGCAAGTGGTGAGATAGAAGCCACTTCATTAGATATTAGTGGTGATGCAGATATTGATGGTACATTAGAAGCAGATGCTATAACAGTTAATGGTACAGCACTTAATACTGTGATTGCAGGTGTAACAGTAGCAAATGCAACTACAGCAGCAGTAGCAACAACAGTAACTATTAGTGATAACGAAAGTACAAACGAAGATAATGCTATCATCTTTACATCAGGTGGTGATGTAGATGGTGGTAACATAGGATTAGAAAGTGATGGAGACTTAACATATAATCCAAGCACAGGAAGACTAACAGCTACACAACTAGCAGGTACATTACAAACTGCAGCACAGGCTAATGTTACTTCTTTAGGAACACTTACTACACTTACAGTTGACAATGTAATTATTAATGGGTCAACAATAGGACACACAGGCGATACAGATTTAATGACTGTGGCTAGTGGTGTATTGACTGTTGCAGGTGAAGTTGATGCAACAAGTCTTGATATTAGTGGTGATGCTGACATAGACGGCACACTTGAAGCAGATGCAATTACTGTTAACGGCACTGCGTTAAACACAGTCATTGCTGACGAAGCAACAGCGTTAGCCATAGCTTTAGGATAGGGAGAATTAAATGGCAAATACATTTAAGGTAGTTACAAAAGCAGGAGTTACATCGGAAGATATAATTTACACTGTGGCAGGTT